TTCTGCTGCTATAGCTTGGCTGGCTAATATGTATGCAAGAACGTATGACATTTTAATCATCATAAATCCTTACATCGTCAGTGTTTACTCGCCTCGGTAGGCAGTAAGCCGTGACCCTATCGCGTGGGTCAATAAACCCAGAATATTCGTAGTTGCCGTAACGCTTTGTTATTTCTGATGCGTACCAGTTGCATGTTTTTAAATTTGACCAATACATTTCGCCAGATTCTAAGCGTCTTGCGTCACCAGTTCCCAAATAAACAAGCAATAGAAAAACATCTGCCACCTAATTACCTTTGAGAAATAAAGCCCACCAGACCAAAACTGTAATACCGCCAATGCTTGCTGCTATTAGTAAAATAATGCCAAGTGTAAAAATGATTTCTTCGCGCTTTTTCTTGGCAAGTTGCTCCTGCACACGGCGCGACTTTCTGGCTTCTGCTTGGAACCGCTGCCAATCGTCCCACATGCCGGGACGCCCTGACCAAATCATAACTTCTTTTAAATGCTGTTCCTGTTCGTTAATTTTTTCCAATGCCATAAATTCTTCTAAATCGGCATTAGCTTGGCCTGGCTTTTTTCTGTTCTTAGCCCTGCGTGTTAGTTCTTCTTTAGCAAATACGAAATCGCCAATGGCTTTGCCAGCACTTGCTAAGTCGCGTCCGTTGCTGACGCACTGTTTTATAACAGCAAAAGCCGCATTGGCCGCCGCAAGTTCCGCTAACATAGAATGTCCAGTTTTCTAATCTTGACGAGAAATAAGCTTATCTAGCTTTGCTTCAAGCCTGATAAAGCTCTCTGTCATTGAGCGCATATCGTCTTTAACTTCACTTCGGCTGACAAAATCCTCGCGGGTTCTGTTGAGCAATATCTCAATGCGTTTTACCTCTGATGCTAAAGTGCTTGCCCAATAGCCAAAACCAAGCACCACAACGCCGATCAGTCCATCAATGATATGAACTAAGTCCATTATGCGTAAGGACTATCGCCAAGAACGCTTGTATCCCAAGCAGCTTTTAGTTTTGCAATTGTGTCAGCACTAGTAATTGCAGAAGCCGCTGGTGCGTCACGTAGAGCAGTTTTCTTTGTTACAGATGCAGTCTTTGCAGATGCGTCATCAGCTTCAAGTGCTTTCATATACACTACGTCCTCTGCATCAAGCAAAGGCGCACGCACTTCACGAATCTTATCCTTAAAGATTTCTTTTGCTTTGGTCATATCTTCACTGATGACTGTGCCAGAAAGTGACCACGCATTACGGAAATGGCGGTCTGATGGAACTGTTGCAGTGGACGCATCAATTTGATTACCGTCCTTATCAACGATGTAGGTATTTGCCATGTCGGGTTCTCCTATGCGGCGATGTTATGATTTGTGGCTAAATCTTCTGAAATCTTCCAAGCATTGCGCCACTCGCGAGTCGCTGGAAGCTGGTCTTTGCGGCAGATAACCATTTTCTGCTTATTGCCGTCATTGTAAGTGCGCCACACATGCTGTGGGCAGTCTTTCATAATCAAGTATTCAATCGCCTGTTCTTCGGTTAGAGCATCAATAGGCTTGGTGTTGTGCAGTAAATGCCCTCTGGTGTGCTTCGTAAAGTCAGGCTTTGCTTCATCCTTTGCTAGTTCCCAATACACTTCAACAGGAGGCAGGATACCGCCTTGTAGCGCACACGCCATCCAGTTAGGGTCAGGAACCAGTATCTTTGCACACTCATCTACGCTGTCCTCATACACTACACGATAGTCAGACTGCACCGAATCTAGCGATTCTTTAGCCCAGCACAAACGGTCGAATAGGTGTGTGCCTTTGAACTCTGGTGTCTGCATCAGGCTAAGTCTCCGTGTAACATAGTTGATTGTGAACGGTCAGTGAAAGTAGACCCTTCAACCATATTACCTCTATATCCCGAAGATGATTCAGCATCAATGTATGGCTTGTCCATAACATTGCCTTGAGGCGAAATACACACAGAGAAAAAGTTTCCATCCATATTGCTCGTAAAAGCTATAGTTTGCTTTCCTGTTCCTGTGTCTGTCATTGAAGCCACGTTCATACTTTTTAGAACGCTTGTGCCATCTGTGTTACCTAGATGATAACATTTACAAGTACCATTCACCACAAACTTTGTATCAAGTGACCCAGCGGTGCTGTGTTCTAGGGTATCTGCTTTGATTTTTCCTAGTGCCATTATGCGAGGTCTCCCACGTTAGTATTATACACAGGGTCTGTATCTTCTGCGCTACTACTGCTATCTCTAATTAAAGTTTTACATTGAGAAGTTGTATTTGCTCCACTTTGAATTACTTGTGCATTAGCTGCCGCAATAGTTACTGCATAATTTGCATTGCTAAAAGCATTTGTAAAATTAAAGAAATACTGTCCTGTTGCGTTGTCTGTTGTGGAAGCGTTGTTGAAACTGTCAGCTAACGCAATTGTTCCTGTACCATCTAATCTTGCCCATGCTTTTACTAACCCCTGTTGCAAGTTTGTGGTCGTGCTATTACCTTCGCCTGTCACAACAATAGACCCAGCGGTGCTTGTGCCAGTCAGCGTGTTTACTAAGATGGTACTCATGCTAGGTCTCCGTGAACTACTGTAGCAACGCCATTTGTATAATCTGCCGCCGCACTTGAACCGTTATAAGTTGCTATGGGGATATTAGTCGAACTAAGTGTCTGTGTAGAATTGTACACTAAAGCATTTCCAAGAGCCTGATTTTGATACTGTGAAACATTTACTGTGGGGTTGTTATCTGACATTGCGGCAGTAAGTGTTATTTGAAAATTTCCTGTGGCCGTATCTGCAATGCTACTTATATTTAGCGAAACACCTTGGGCAGATGGTGTAGCGTCTTTGGAAAATAAATGCGCCTTCGCCGCACTCTGCTTAGTCAACGTAGCCGCACCGCCGCCTGTCGATTGAATGGTATCTGCTTTTAATGTACTCATACGATCACCCACGTACCACCGTCAGCAATCGTGACAGTGACCCCAGAAGCTACAGATATAGGCCCCGCAGACATAGCGTTGTTGGTTGCATCAATTTGCAATGATGACACCACAGACTGTTCATTCTGACGGATTACAGCCGCATATTCAGACTGATCCCCAGACTTGCCTATAAATGGCGTTGTCGTTGTCATTAGGTTATCTCCATAATGCTCATGGTCACGCTAACTTTATCAGCTACTGAACAATCAATTTGAATTACGTCAGTTGTTTCCAGCACTACTTTTCCAACTAAAGGCGCAACGGATGAGCCGACTGGTATGGGTATATCTTTTGCAAGAAACGTGGTTGTGTTTGTTGCCGCACGGCCACCGCCAGACGTATCTGAAACCAGCTTTACAGATGCTGTAACTTGGGCTGTGTGTATGTTTGCAACCGTCAGGCCAATCACAACCGTGGTTGTTGATCCAGGCGTTGTGTATAACGCTTCTGGCGTACCTGATGATGCTGGCATCACATCATGCGACACCACCTTAAAAGTGTTAGCCATTTATTTCTCCTTTAGCCTAGCGCGAGCGCTAATGCAGTTGCGTCATCAACCGTGGCAGCGCCAATATCTGATAACAATTCAGACGATGACCGCCCTTCAATAGAAGTGCCATCCACGCGCAGAAAATCGTCATCAGCTACACCGCTTGTAAAAATTGGGATGTTTGTATTGGCAATTCCAAATGTCAAAGATGCTTGTGCGCCTATGTCGCTTAAAACTTCTGATGAACTTCTGCCTTCAATAGAAGTACCGTCAATTTTTAGAAAATCATTATCAGCAGCACCGCTGGTAAACACCGCCACGTTGCCGTTCGATATGCCTGTGGCCGCTACCGCCGCTGTGCCAAGGCCTAGGCTTGTTCTAACCGTTGCGCCTGTCTCAAGCACAAAATTTGAGCCATTGCCAACAATAAAGCCGCTGTCAGTTACAGCAAGCCCAGCAACGTCTGTTAGCTGTGCGTCTAACGGCTGAAAAATGCTGTTAATGGATGTGCTACCTATCGTGATAGCATCAGCTTCTAGCGTGCCATCAATGTCTGCATCGCCGCTAATATCCAGCGTTGCTGCGTCTAACTCGCCAGAAATGGTAAGGTTGCGGCCACCAGATATATCCAGGCTGGCATCAAGCACCATTGCTTTTGAGGCAGCGGCAGTGCCGGGTGTTATACCGTCAATGGTTTCTAGCTCTGCCTCGCTGATGACCGCGCCTGATCCCAATGTCA